AAGCCGGAGAAGACGATGTCGAAGACGAAGAAGACGAAGAAGAAAGATAAGTTTGAATATTCGGGATCTCATCCCGAAGAAGCCTATGAGATAGGAACAGATAAAAATCTACATCTTGATAAGCCCAGCAGCCACGGCGGTTGGCCGTCTGGAGAATACAAACCCGCAGTTAATAAACAAATATCTAACTGGCTCAAATCAATGAAATTGCTGAAAGAGTACATAAAAGAGTATGTTCGAAGTGAGCCTTGATGGTGATTTGAGCTAATAAAAAGAGAGAAACGACTTCTTTCTAACGATACTTATCGATAGAAGTCTGTTTCAATTTCTGGAGTTAGCCCATGTCTTCATTCGCAAATACAACAAACCCGACTCCTTTTTCAATATTTGACTCTGACACTGATTTTAAGGCGGATGCTGATAATGTCATAATCTTTGTTAAGAGAAAGCTAGGCGATGATATTTTAAGTGTTGAGCTTACTAAAAAGCAAATTTGGGCAAATTTTGAAGAAGCTGGTCTGGAATATGGATCCATTCTTAATCAATATCAGGCAAAATCACAACTAGTACAGTTTATGGGTATGCCCACTGGAAGTATTGACCAGGGTATGTCTGGATCTGAGCAAAGATTCCCTCGTGAAAACTTAGAATATCTAAGTAGATTTGCAGAGCCCTATTCAATGGAAGCCGGAGTTGGAGGCTCCTATAACATGGTCTCTGGAACTATTGCTCTTGAAAGAGGTCGTCAGGACTATGATATCTATGATGAGCTTAAAAATGCAGGTGGAACTGCTCTGTTTAATTCAGCAAGCAATACTACACCTAAGACAAAGCTTAAGATTAGAGAAGTTTTCCACTTTAACCCCCAGGCGGCATATCGATTCTTCGATACAACCAGTGCTATTAACTACTTAAATAATGAATTTTCATTTGAGTCGTTCACTCCTGAGACTATATTTTATGTACTCCCAGTTTTTGAAGACATCTTAAGAGCAGGACAGTTAGATCTGTCTAATAGAGTTAGAAGATCTAACTATTCATACGAAGTAATTGGTAGAAAGGTAAGGATATTTCCAACACCAACAGCGCAAGATCCAAAGAATCTTTTTTTAAGAATACAATTTCATCCTGATCCATTAAGTCCAGACTATCAAGATGACACAACACATGGCGTTAATAATCTATCTAATATACCTTTTGGAAACTTGGTCTATTCTAGAATTAACAGTATTGGCAAGCAGTGGATACGACAATATACACTTGCTCTTTCTAGAGAGCAGTTAGGAATTGTTCGATCTAAGTTTTCATCAATACCCATACCAGGATCAGATTTATCATTAAACGGTGACAATTTAATCACTCAAGGAAGAGAGGATAAGACGAACTTAGCAACACAGCTTAAAGAGATGCTTGATACCATGACATATGACAAGTTAATGGAAACTCAGGCAACCCGAGCGGAATCTATCAATAAGCAGCTTAAGTTCATACCTATGCCCTTGGGCAAAGCAATATTTATGGGGTAATAGATGGCCAGGCTTTTTATAACAGAGCGAGAGATTAACTTTATCAACGATATTGGAAAAGAGGTCATGAAAGATGTCGTTGGCCAGAAGATCTATTATTTTCCTATAAATGAGGTTAAGTCTAGAGTCCACGATGTCTATGAAGAAGCTGTCGAAAAGGTCTTTGACAATCCAATAGAAATCGACTGTCTGGTCGAATACACACCTCAGGAAATTAGAGCCAACGTTTTTGGAAGTGAAGAGTCATATAGTATTGATGTCTTTTTGCAGGAAAGAGATCTTAATGATAAGGGTATCAATGTGACTGAGGGAGATTTCTTTAGTTATGGAGAAGTGTTTTTTGAAGTTATTCAAGCCCCTGATTCTGCCGTTATTTATGGTCAAATCGAGCATAAGGGCTTTGTAACTATTAAAGGTAGACAGTCCAGAAAGGGTCAGTTTATATCACATACATTTGGACCTACAGATGAAACTTATTCAGATCCAGATGCTGTTCAGGACACCTTTGTTCAGCAAAGAGGTCAAAAAATGAATAGGCTTGGTGAGACAGGTGATATAAGAGATCTCCAGAAGAGAGGTATTTTAGAGAAACCGATTTCAGGTCCAGCTGAAGTTTCTCCCCAGGGAGACTCAACAGGTGCTGGATCTTCATTTTATGGCGATGATTGCTAGGTGAGATATGAGTAAGATAGATACACCCTATGAGGGAGAAAATGTCCCCGAGAACTTTAATATTCCTGAGATGGGTATTGAGCAGACAGACAGGGCTGTATTTGATTTATTTGATAAGAAGCTTGCTTTTGAGGTTAATATTAATAACAAGGCAACTCATGTCCCAGTTGTATTTGCAGCCGGTGAGAGATTCGCTCTGACAAGAAGAAGACAGCCAATTAGAGATAAAAATAACGCATTAATACTTCCTATAATATCAATACATAGAGAGTCTATTAATCACAGCCCAGATCAAGGTGGATACGGAACACCGATCTCTTTTAGAGATCAGCAAAGCTATGTCGTGCGCCGACGTCTTGATACTTCAGATAGAGACTATCAGAACATTATCAATAAACAGGCATTAAAAAATCAAAAGAATGTGACATCAAGGGCAAATTTTGGTGCATCTGATATATTTCCAGGAAATACAGCTAAGCCTGGAACAATCGCTTCAAGAAGAAACTTAGGCAATCTTTCCTTTCTAGACCACGCTGGCCCTTATATTAATAGCAAAGTTGGTGATAATATTTTTGAAATTATTACCATACCATACCCTTCCTTTATGATGATTGAGTATGAGGTAATTATATGGGCACAGTATATGCAACAAATGAATCAGATCGTTCAGCACTTAATGGCTCGATTCGACGGTCAGGGTCATGAGTTTGAGATAGAGACTAAGGAAGGATACAAGCTGGTTGCATACATTAAGTCTCCTTTTTCAACAGGGGACAATTTCTCAGAATATTCTAACGAGGAAAGAGTTATTAAATATAGCTTTAAAGTAAGTGTCCCTACATTTATGCTAGCTGTTAAGCAGCCCGGACTACCAACACCTTTTAGAAGATTTTTATCTGCTCCTAACATTGAGTTCGGATATCAGCAAGTTTCAACTCAAGTTGTTAGTGAATTCGGCTCGCCCTATGGCCAGTCTGATATTGATAAGTTCATACTTAGTGATGTTGAAATCCTGGACCCTAACGGAAACTCTCCTTCATCGAGGGGTCAAGGAAGTGAGCGTCTTGTAGATGTCGAAGTTGATCCGTTTAGCGGAGAGAAGCAGACAAGATTTCTTAAGGTGCTTACTAGAAATCAGAGATCTGGTGAAACTGTTGCTAGTTCTCGCATTGTTGTTGACCTTGAGACTCAATACGAATAGACAATTGAGATTTTGAGCGATAGTTATAGCTGTAGAGATTTGTAAATGGGAGACTGATTTATGGCTGAACAAACCTTTAAGTCACCGGGATTTTTTGAATCAGAATTAGATTTGTCCGGCGGCACAGAAAAAGAGATTGTTGGAGTTCCGGCAGGTGTTGCAAGCCCTTCCGAAATGGGACCTGCTTTTGTCCCTGTAACAGTTGGATCTTTTGCTGAATTTGAACAGAAATTCGGCGGAATTAATGAGAAATATTTTGGACCCTATGCTGTTAGAGAGTTTCTAAAGAGCCGTACAGCTTTGACATTTGTTAGAACGCTAGGTGGAGGAGGTAACTCCAACTCAACTGACTTCACCACAACAATGAATCAAGGAACAGTTAGAAATTCTGGATTTATTTCAAAGGGATCAGTGGGACCTGATATTAAACTAAGGCACCGTGGTGCTGTTCAGTTTATAGCTGCAAAGCATTTTTTATCGTCTTCTGAGCAGTATGGTTTTCCAGAATTTACCAACAATAGAAGCTGTGCAAATTCTGCAAACGCAGTCGCCTCTCTGAAAGGTGTTAATCTTATTAGAGGCATGATAATCACTAGTACTGGCTCTTGTTTCAGGGTAATGGATTATAATGAAGCCTATACTGCTCATGTAGAGGGAATTGCTGATTCAGCAACCATTGATCCGACAGGAAAGGGCCCCATGGCTCGACGCTTCAAGCTCGTACTTTCTTCAACATCTGGTCATTATTCTGATGAAGGAAAGACAGGTTTAAGAATTTTTACAGCTTCTCTCAATCCCTCTGATGATTTCTATATTGGCAAGGTATTAAATACAGACCTAGATCAGTTTCAAAAGGAAGAGCATGTTCTCTACGCTCACTTCCCAGTTGAGCATGAGATAGCTCCTGTTTCTAATCAGGCTATGGCTGTGGGAATCTTATCGGGATCTAAAAATTCATCAGCTGCATCTGGTGATACATCTCAGAACTTTAGAGACCTCTTTGGCCGATTTGACACACGATATACAACCCCGAGGACTACATACTTTATATCTCAGCCCTTTGGTAGTGTGGAGCATGATTTATTTTACTTCGAAACAATTTCTGACGGAGCAGTTGCAAATTCAAAGTTTAAGATATCAATAACAAATCTTAAGAGATCTTCAAACGACTCAGATCCATACGGAACTTTCAATGTCCAGGTAAGAAAGTTTGATGACACAGATACATCAACTTCTGTCATAGAAGAATATAGAAACTGTACTTTGAATCCTACAAGTGATGACTATGTTGCTAAAAAGATAGGCGATATGAAAGCTGTTTACAACTTTGATGCTGAAACAGATAGCGAAAAGAGGATTATTGTAACAGGAAAATATCCTAATGTCTCTCCACGAATTAGAATTGTAATGAGCTCTGATGTTGAGGATAAAGACATTCCTGCAGGCAGTCTTCCGTTTGGATTTAGAGGAATTCCTTCTCTAAAGACAACAGATTCACTTACAGATCTCACGACTACACCAATAAGAGGGCTCTATGATAACCCTGGAGCTGCTGGAAACTCAAGACTTTCTCACATGTCTGGATCTGGAGGCACTTCTGACTTAGTTTTTAGCTTAACATGCTCAATAGTCCCACCTGTTCCCTTTAGATTTAAGGTTACAAAGGGCAATGTTTCCGAAGACTCAGGTCGATTTGGCCCAGGTGCAAAAGGCTCAACAGAGATAGTTGACAGTAGACTCTATTGGGGTGTAAAGTTTGAAAGAGTTGCTCCGACTGGATCTTTGGTAGATTCAACCCTTAACCCGAATGCATCTTCAGAGCCAAATAGAATTATAAAGAATTTTTCAAAATTTCTTGGAATCTCAAAGCTAGATGCTCTTGTAACTGGATCTGGAGCTGATGAGTTTAATAATAACAAATTTACTCTTGCTCAGGTTGCTCTTAGGAACTATCACGATAAAGCAAACATAGATCTATCTATAGACAACTATATAACAGCATCTGCGAAAGAACACATGATCGAAGCATGCTACGTAAGAGATGGAAGACCGGAAGCTGATACACTAGCACTGTATGCTGCAAGCGATTCAAGCGACCTAAGAATAACGCTGGGATCCCTAACACTTCTTACATCATCAGTTAAGTTTAATAAATTCTCTGATTACATGAAATTTAGCAACTTCTTTTACGGCGGATTCGACGGTCTTAACATTCTTGATAGTGACATGAGAAGAATGAATGATAAGGCATCATCTTCTGATACTGGAGGTAAGGCTGTCTTAGGAAATCCGACTGCTGGAACATCTGAGGATATCGGCCTTGATAGCTCATCTAAGTACGGAACTGGTGCTAGTAATAACACCATATCTTCTTATAGAGCAGCAGCTAGGATACTTACAGATCCCATGGCATCTCGGGTAAATATAGTTGTTATACCTGGAATTAGAGACAGTGCTCTGACTGATTATGTTCTCGAAAGAACAAGAGAATACAGCCAAGCTATCTACATTATGGATATACCGCACTATGATGGTGACAATAACAGACTTTTTGAAGGAGCAGCAGGAAGGCCTGCAGTTGATAAAACTTCAGAAAACTTTGAATCAAGAGCACTAGATAATAATTACGGTGCAACATACTTCCCAGATGTCTCAATTGCAGACTCATCTACTGGGATAGTAAAGAAGCTTCCGTCTTCGATTGCTGCCCTTGGAGCAATTGGATTTAATGATAGCATCTCCTACCCTTGGTTTGCACCTGCTGGATTTAATAGAGGCGCTCTTGACTTTGTCGTCGGTGTCGATGCTAAGCTCAGTGCTGGAGATCGAGATGCCCTCTATGAATCTAGAATTAATCCAATCGCAACCTTCCCTAGTGCGGGATACGTGATATTCGGTCAAAAAACCCTTCAGCAAGCTAGAACTGCTCTCGATAGAGTTAATGTCAGAAGAATGCTAGTTGAGGTAAAGAGGCTAGTTTCTGAGGTTGCAAATAGAATTGTGTTTGAGCAAAACACACCATCAACAAGGTCGGGATTCGTTGCTCAGGTCACCCCCCTTCTTTCACTCGTCCAAAGTCAGCAGGGCATTGATCAGTTCAAAGTCGTCATGGATGGAACTAATAATTCTCAAGAAGACGTTGAACAGAATCGACTTAATGGAAGAATTGTCCTAGTTCCGACCAGGGCAGTTGAATTTATAGTTATTGATTTTGTAATTACTAATGCGGGTGTTAGCTTTGAGTAATACATATTTAATGATTAAAGCATATCTGGAGATTCTATAAATGGCAGAATTTACATTTAAAAGCGCAGGCGTATCTACCAGAGAGATAGACCTTTCAGCTCCTTCTTCAACTGGTCCAACAGGAATTCCAGCTGGAGTCATAGGAACATCTGGAAAAGGTCCTGCATTTGTACCAGTTACAGTTGCTAATTTCTCTGAATTTTCTAAGAGATTTGGCCCCACAGATGGGGAAAAATTTGGCCCGCTTGCTGTTAATGAGTGGTTAAAAAATGCTCAAGCAGCAACCTACGTTCGCGTCTTGGGAATTGGTGACGGAAAGACAAGAGATTCAACATCGGGAAATGTCACAAACGCAGGATTTGTCGTTGGTGCTAAACAGGTCCAGCAAAACGGTCTTGTTGGCTCAAATCCATATTCTGTTGGAGAAGATCTGGTCGGACCTCCGGGAAGAACTCACTTTCTTGGCGTCTTTATGTCGCAGTCCGACGGCTGTCGAATGTTCTCTGAGGCAAATATCAGACCTCTCCACCCAGCAAGCACAGCTGCAACGGGAAGTAGTCCAATAATTAGAGGTATTATTTTCGCTGCTTCGGGTGTTGTTCCGATGCTTTCCGGAAACTTTGCTCTTGCTGGTGCACCTAGTGATGGGACTGAAGCGAGCGCGTCAGGTCCAACAGGGTCAATAACAGGCTCTGTAAAGATCGCCAACGGTCTACAAGAATTTGTCATGATTCTAAATGGCCTAAAGCGGTCTGAATTTAGTGATAACTATATTACGGCATCATTCGATCCGACAGCAAAAAATTACTTTGCCAATGTCTTTAACACAGATCCACTCAAGACAGAGGAAAAAGGTCACCTTCTATACGCACACTATGATATCTATCCAGCCTTGGCAGCTGTAACAGGTGTCGGTTATCTCAGAGGGTATAGCGCAACAGGGTCATTCTCAGCTGATCACCAGGATATCGCATTTATTACAACTGGATCAAAAGCGAGAGATACTGGTGATGCTGATACTGGCGCACCTAACTATGAAAACTTTGAAGATAGATTTACCTACGCCAAGTCTCCATTTGTTGTCTCTCAGGGAGGTACAAGCGGATATGATCTCTTTAGATTCCACGCAATTGATGCAGGTGCAGCAGGAAATACAAAGGTCAAGATCTCAATAGAAAATCTAAAGAAGTCAAATTCAACAAAAAATAAATTTGGAAGTTTTGACGTTATTGTTAGAGATTTCTATGACACAGATGAAAACAAAGTCGTCTTGGAGCAGTATAGAGGTCTAAGTCTTGACAAAAGTTCAGATAGGTTTGTTGCCAGAGTTATCGGAGATCAAAACGTCTTCTTTGACTTTGATCAAAATTCATCATCCCAGCGACTTGTTGTTGAGGGAAGCTATCCAGTCGTCTCTAGCTATATAAGAGTTGAAATCTCAAATGCTCTAGATGGTGGATCTGTTGAAGATGAGTCACTTCCCGTTGGGTTCAGAGGTCCGTATCATCTTGTAACTTCAGGAACAGATACAATAACTGATCATAAGAATCCAATGTCAACTAATGGAAATCTGTACTTTGATGACTCACTTAGAAGAGCAGTCGAGCCACCAATTCCTTTTAGAGAGAATGTATCATTAGGGCTTGGAATAAAGAAGAGAGTCGACACAAAGTTTTACTGGGGAGTTCAGTTCGAACAGAAGGAAAGTATCACTGAGCCCAATAAGGGAGCTAGGTTTAACAAGTCAATGGAAAGCTACGCTAGGTATTTCCCAACCCATAGAAAGGATTTGACAAACTTCTCAGTTGGTGACAACGCTGGTGCGGCAGATGCCAATGGAACAGTTCTAGATAGCGATAGATTTAACAATAACTTCTTTACCCTAGAGCGGATTAGAGTTAGAACAGGATCTGCATACAGCGGTTTGGCTGACCCAGCAGAATGGGTTAGTGCTTCTTACATAAGAGAGGGAAGTATTGCAGTCGACGCTGATAGTTTCTATAGAGCTTGGAAGGCTGATGATCTTAAGGTTCCTGGAAATAGAAAATATTCTAAGTTCACTCTCTTCATGCAGGGTGGATTTGATGGACTAAATGTATTTGATAAGCAAAAGATGCGTATGTCAGACATTGCTGCAAAGAGAGAGATGGATGATTCAAATCAAGGCCTAACCGCTGGATCCACAGTTTCTGCTTATAGAAAGGCAACTGATATCATGGGTGCGAAGTCTGATGTTGACATTCAGGTCCTTGCCATCCCTGGACTTAGAGAGACTGCTATTACAGACTATGCTATTGACGCTGTTGAAAGTAGATTTGATGCAATCTACATTATGGACATTGAAGAGAGGGATAAGCTTAATAATGTTGTCACCTCCTCTGTTGATCAAACAATTAATGTTAGCAACACCATAACAGACTTTAGAAATAGAGCCCTGGATACATCTTTTGCAGCAGCTTATTTCCCTGATGTTGTTATTCAAGACCCAGCTACTCAAACCAATGTAACATGTCCGCCTTCAGTTGCTGTTCTAGGCGCATTCTCTTTGAATGATGCTGTCGGGTATCCTTGGTTCGCACCTGCTGGATTTACAAGAGGGGCGCTTTCAAGTGTCCAGAGAGCTTCAGTTCACCTTAATAGAGATAATCTAGACAATCTATACGACTCCGATGTTAATCCTATTACAGCGTTCCCAGGAACGGGAGTTGTGGTTTGGGGGCAGAAGACTCTACAAGCAGCAGATTCCTCACTTGATAGAGTCAATGTTAGAAGACTTCTAATAGATGTTAGAAGATCTGTTAGATCTGTTGCTAATACACTTCTTTTTGAGCCAAATAGACAGGAAACGTTAGATCGGTTTACTGGGCTCGTTAATCCAATTCTTCAAAGTGTCCAGGAGAGAAGCGGTGTTGATAGATTTAAGGTTCTAATTGACACAACTACTACTACTCAGGCAGATATTGAGAACAATACAATTAGAGGAAAGATCTTCTTGCAACCAACAAGAACTGCAGAGTTTGTTGCACTTGACTTTGTGGTAACAAATGCTGGCGCAGAAGTATGAATTGGAAGAAAAGTAAAATAACAAGATAGTTATATATGGAAAACACTTTAGGAGAATTAGAAAATGGCTGAAACACTGTCCGTCACAGACATGCTTCCCAATAAATTTGAGCCGAAAAGACAATTTCGGTGGGTTTTTGCTATCGAGGGAATTGATTCATTCCTGATGAAGACAGCAAATAGACCTCAGATGTCTATTGAATCTCTTGAGATTCCTTTTATCAACTCTAAGAGATATCTTGCAGGTCGTATGACATTTCAGACTATGGGAATTACACTTCACGACCCCATAGCACCCTCTGGTGCTCAACAGGTCATGGAGTGGATTAGAACAACCTATGAATCAGTCTCTGGTAGAGCTGGATACGCAGATTTCTATAAAAGAGATTGTCAGATCAAGCTCCTGGATCCAATCGGGACTGTTGTAGAGCTTTGGGATATCAAGGGTGCATTTATTACTGATGCTAACTTTAACTCTCTGACATACGAAAATGATTCTAATCCGGTTGATATCTCTTTAACACTTCGTTTTGACAACTGTGTATTGCAGTACTGATCACTAGATTATTTATAGAATACATTAGCCCACCTAGCGGTGGGCTGATCTATTTCTAATTTTAGATGATGTATTTACTTCTGTTTGCTGAGAGTTAATATTTAAAAGGACACAGGAGTGTAAGTTGGCTAACAGAAAAAAGAGAAATGAGATCTTTACTTCCGATGCTGCGAAGGATATGATCCCAAAAAGCAACGTCATGAAAGATGATTTTGACTGGGAGGTTCCGGTCGAAGCTGTTCCTCTTCCGTCAGAAGGTAAGATATATCCGAAGTCGCACCCTTTGCATAGAAAAAAGCTTGTTGAAATTAAGGCAATGACAGCTAAAGAGGAAGACATACTTGCCTCTAGGGCACTAATTCAGCAAGGAACAGTCATTAGGCACCTAATTGAATCATGTGTTATCGATCATGGAGTCGATGTTGATAGCATGATATTGGGAGATAGAAATGCTCTTATGGTTGCAATTAGAATTACTGGATACGGTTCAGGCTATACAGCTGAGGTCGCTTGTCCTGAGTGCTCACAAAAGTCTGAACAGAGGTTTAATCTCGCTGACTTAGAGATAAATAGGCTTTCCATAGATCCGGTTATACCTGGCGCTAATGAGTTTTCATTTAAGCTTCCAGTAACAGGAAAGACAGTTAACTTTAAGTTTCTAACAGGTCAAGATGATCACGATATGAATGTTGAGGCAAGTCGAAAGAAGAAGATGATGCCTGGAATGAAGCTTGAGTCTAGAATCACTGCCAAGCTATCAAAACATATCGTCTCTATTGATGGAATGTCAGATAGAAATAAGATAGGAATGTTTGCTAGTAACATGCCTGCTCAGGATTCCAGAAAGCTTAGACAGCATATTGGAGATCATGAACCTGGAATTGACATGTCATCATGGATGTCCTGCCCGCATTGCGGCGAAGATTCGGAGGTAAATCTGCCCTTAGGGGCCAGCTTTTTTTGGCCCACGGACTAACTGGAGAGAAGAATATCTTGAGCACTGTTTCTTTCTCATGAAGCATCTAGGAATGAGAATTGATGAGATATATAGCCTTCCTATTACCTATAGACTTTGGTTTATAGATAAGCTTATTGAAGGGTTTAAGTCTCAGGAGAGTGCTTCCAGAAACACAAATAGAGGTTCTAGGACCACACAGACTCTTGAAGTTCCATTTGGTGAGATGGGCAAGGGTTTGGGTGGATCTTAATTAGCGTAATACTTATTCTGAGAGGTCGTGTTTTATGGGTGATTTTGGTGATCAGTTAAGGCTTATTGAGGGAATCAATAGCCAGCTACAAGGTATTAATCAGACTCTTGAGAGACAGATTGGCTTACAGACCCTTGTTGCTAATTCGATGCAAGACGGCACTGCTGAGGCAGACGATTTTTCAGCAGGTCTCCGCCAGCTGACAGGTCAAAGCAGTAGAGCATCTAGGTCCATCATCAGAGATCAGCAGGCCATTACGCAGGCCACTGGGGCAACTGCGTCAGCCACTGCTGCAAACCAGAGCACAATGACTTCAGGCCTAGACAATATGATTAACAAAGTCAGCGAATGGTCTGGTAGATATCGTGATTTATACAGGGGAATTCAAGAATTCTTCGGTGGAGGCATGCGTCTGTCTGGTGAGTATTATGATGAGATGAATCAGCAGTCTAAAAATCTCATTGAGAGCACCACATACATGGTCGAGCAGTTTAGTGGACCGCAGCAGCAGCTTGAGGATATGTATGGAAAAAACCTGGGCTTGCAGGCGATATTTGAGGATGAGGCGGAAGCCCTTTCATATTTTGAAGGAGTCCTCCAGTCATCAGTCAATACCTATGCAGCCATTCGAGATATGGCATCTGCCGACGGTCGAGAGCAAATTCGTGATATGGCTCTGCTTGCTAAGGGTATGGGCTATTCAGCTGACCAGGCGAGCACCTTTGTTCAAAGACAGATCTCTCTAACTGGAGAAGCTAATATTGAGATGCTAGAGGATGCTGCAACTGCCTCAGCAGCTATTGCAGCTGAGTTCGGAATACCCCAAAAGCAGATCTCTAGAGGTCTTGAGGAGATCATAGGAAGCACAGAGAGATTTGGAAATGTTATGCCTGAGGAGGCTGCTCGAATCTCAGCATCACTGTACATGATGGGCCTAGATTTCCAGGATCTAGAGAGGTCTGTCGGCCAATTCCAAAGCTTTGAAAGTGCTGCTTCATCAGTTGGGAACCTGACATCTGTCTTTGGCCTCAACATGGACGCCATGGAAATGATGATGCTGGCCAATGAGGATCAAGAGCAGTTCTTGGGTCGAATGAGGTCATCGTTCCTTGAGGCGGGTGTCAGCGTTGACACCCTAAATCTGGCTCAGAAGCAGTTGATTAGAGATCAGCTCGGTCTTTCATCAGTTGAATCTGTAGAGAGGCTGTTAGGCCCGCTTGGCGCTGCCACTGAAGAGATTGACAGGATGCAGCAAGCCCAGGAGGGCGCAGATGCCGAAGGCTTCGAAGCCATCAGACGGGACGTTCTGCTCCTGGCAGATGCAACAGAGGCTAAAAGTGATGAGGTCAGAGAATCTCTTCGTCGAGCGTTTGGTGCCGGCATGGTCCAAGAGCTCGTCGACTTCGACCGACAGATCGGACTCACCGGTCAGCAAATTCGTCAGTCTCTTGGGGCTGAGACATTTTCCGCGCTCGGCACCGGAGCTGAAAAGCTCGAAGAGCTTCTCGGTGTATCCCCAGACAGCTTCCTTGGACAGCTGGGCGGACTCATTGAGGGACTAGGTAGTGCTATCGCCGGAACAATAAAAGCAGGATTTGGACAGATCGGCGATATTATGTCTAGCCTTCCTGCTATTCCCGGACTCCCTGGTGCCACCGCCGGCGTCGAGACTGGATCTTCTTCTCTTACAAGCTATCGTGATTCAACCCTATTCACACTTGACGAAGTAGACGGCCGCTGGAGAGTGCACATGGACGTTCTGGATGAGGTGGCAGCCCACCCGCTCACAGCTTTGACTTCACCCTACACAAAGGCCCACGGTCAGTATCTATCTTCAATACTATATACCACTAGAGAAAGTGAGGACGCCACTCGAAGGCTAGCAGAAAGCTTTGCTGACGCCGACCGAGGACTGGGCAGTCTTACGGAGAGCCAGATGACCAGATCTCTTGAGCAAGCGGAGTACCTACGGGAGACTGCAAATGAGTATATCCAGCTTCGTGATATCGGGACCGGTGGCCTTCAGCAGTTATTTGGCGGTGATGCAGTCGAGGCAGGAACTGCACAAACACGATGGGATGAAATAATGCAGATGGATTCATCCCAGCAGGCTACAGCGGTCGCAGACCTTGTAACAAGCCGAACTCTTGAGAGATTTAATCGAGGCAGAGGTACAACACCGGAAGGTCGAGATGGTATCGAGGGCGGTGAAGCAGGGACAGCTGGGGGCACAGCTCGTGGAACAGCTGGTGGTGATCGTGACCCGGCAGTTACTGTCAATCTTGTTGTTGATGGTAGCACACTCGCTAGCGCTCTCTTTCAGCCCGGCACCAACGGTCTGCTACCTCAGATCATGGAGGGTGTCCTAAGAGAGGGTGCAGGACCAAACGGTGAGACAATTCAAACGAGAAACGGATAATGGAATACAGCCAATGAGTTTAAAAGATAAGACACTTTCTAGCAAAGAATTTCTAGATACTCTGGAAGAGCTTAGCGAAGAAGAAGTGCAGCTTGTTCAGGATGATGTTGCTGGCTTCGCCAGCGACTTGCAAGAGATGATCTTTTCTCTAACATCCCAGATCAGAACCAAAGAGGGATCAGAGAGTCTAGTTGCAGCCCTAAATGAGCTTCTTTCTGCAAGGAGTGAAAATGGCTAGAGAAAAATTAAAGGATTTTCTTACCTCTGGGGGTGTTAGTTCAACTTCTGATAGGCTTACCTTCACCCTATCAGATAAAGACGGTGACGGGCTAATAGGCTACCGCGATGACCTTGCTGTCGATCCGGGCACAGGAGATCCTCTTTTAGATCTTGATTCTCGATCTACTGGGCTGCTGGGAGACTTTTTAAAGTTTATTGTTGATGATGCTAAGAGCAACTTCCGAATGCAAGGTGGAAATTTTGAGGCACCCTCTTCTAATCGAGGTGACTCTTTGACTCCAGCAGAAGTTCAGGGCTCTGAAGATATCTTTGTTCGAGCAGGAACAGAGTTGGGTAGCGAGCTTGGTAGCTACTCTAACAGTGGTAAGTTTGACGCTACTTCTAAGACCCTATCCCAGATCATTAACAAGGCAGGCCCAGATGACCAAAGCAGTCACCGACTACTATCTAGCATCCAGGGATCAGAAATTGATGAAACAGGAAAAACTCTAGTCAATACTTCTGATGAAGGGCAGAGTGATGCTACTAGATCTGCTCAGCAGATTCTTATGCAGCACAACAGATTTAACCCTGCGCCTAACGGTAAGGCATATTCTCAGATTCCGACAAGTGAGCAAGATTTTGAGTCGGGCGCTGGCGGATCAGGAACAACAGCATCTCAACGTGACTTTGGAAGCTTTGATCCTGCAGGTGTCCAAGTCGTTATGGATAAGCTTAAAAATGTTGGCTCTTCGCTTCTTTTAAAGGCAGCAGGCTGGGACAACTCAATAAATCCAGCTATGAGTGCTGATCCAGCTAATTTTGATTTTGACTCTGCTTCAAATCCTGAGTCAGCCGACGGATCGAGAGGGGTTAGCTCAGAGGCTTTAAGACCAAAAAATGCTGCTGGATCTCCTGAGATGCCTCTTGGAACATCGACAAGAACAGGCAGGGGAGATTTTTTAAGCCTTTCTGATCTTTCACTGGCAACACCCTCCTACGGAACAACAACAACATCCGGTTCTCCGTTTAGCTCGGCTAGCAATGCTGTTCTTAGGGCTCAGGCAGTAGGTGCTATCATCGCGATGGTGGAGGCATGCCAGACACTTTTTGGTCTTGTTGAGGAGCTTGTAAAAAATAAAGAAGGCACTGGTCCAATAGTTGAACTAGGCCGAGGACCTTACATGATGGGTGAATCCAGCCCATCACTAACATCTCGGTTTACTTTGCTACGAAGACTTGTTCTTGTCAAAACAGACCACGACTATGTGGAGTGTGCCAAAGCTGGTGTTAAAATATTCTTTTCCGATGGTGCTAAGCTTCAAGGAAGCTCAACAGACACAAAAATATCAGACTATCAGCATGTACAAGAGGCCCCAGGATTCTGGCTGGCGATCGCACGGACAGTCATAAGATCAACTAGCACTATCAGATCTGGAGTCGATGCTGCTCTTTCTAATTCATTTGATTCCAGTTCGATTTCAAATTTAATATTATCGCTAGGAAAGTCCAAGATTATCGGATTTATGAATGTTGCAGCCACAGTGGGCGACGCCATGCTTAAGCTCACCGGTGGAAATCCCGATATTATGAATATAGCAGAGACATCAGGTCCAAGAAATGTCGACTCGCTACCCAACTCTCCTGCCACAAGAATTGCTAAAAGCAAAGCCGGAGATGGATCTTCATCAATCTCTCTTGCTTGGAGGGGATCTTCTGTTCCTAGTATATATACTCTTCCAACAAATGTCATTAATGCTGCTAGTAAGATGGGAACAATTTTTGCTGGTACAAACCCAGCTAGAGGAATGCTGGGCTCCCGGCTTGTAACAAAGACTTATGTAGATCCGAATGCTGAAGGATATAATGCAAGAATACGAGGAGATATTGTCGAGAGAATGGAAAACACTCTTGACGCTGAGTATGTCCCATTTTACTTCCATGATCTTCGAACAAATGAGATAATTTCTTTTCATGCATTTCTTAAGAATCTTACTGAAAGCTACTCGGCTCAGTATGGAGAGACCACAGGTTACGGCCGGATTGATCCAGTTTTAACCTATAATTCGACAAAGAGATCAATTAATCTAACCTTTGCCATTGCTGCAACATCTAAGGATGACTTTGATGAGATGTGGTGGAAAATTAATAAGCTTGTTACTTTCTTATACCCACAGTGGACAGAGGGTATGAGAGTTTCAAATTCTGACAATGGGTCTACATTTATTGTTCCCTTTAGCCAAGTCTTAGGGGCATCGCCGATGGTAAGGCTAAGGGTCGGAGATGTCATCAAGAGCAATTATTCTAAGTTTAATCTAGCTAGACTGTTTGGTGTGGGTAACACAGATATTAATCCCAAGCCTTCAAGCGAGAATGACACACTTTTTTCTTCTGGTCTTGGATCTGGAAACGTTATGTCTGCTATTGATGGATTTTTAAATATGCTGTTCTATCTTAGCTTTGGTAGTCCAGTCTCAGTCTTGGATGGTTCTGGATTTCTTGCATCAGCAGGGCAAGCTCTTTTATCAGAGATTTCTGTTAATGGATTTGCCAATCCGGCTGGAGTAGCTCTTGCACTACGTGCTCAGACAGATCCTGATACTGTAATAAACTCAAGCGCAGGTAGCAGCACGCTGTCAGGACAGATCACAACTAGCGGGCTTAATGCACTTGGGAGTAATACAGATCTGTTTGGATATAGAACTTTTGGAATTCACTATCTCAAGCCCAATCAAAACAAAGGCTATACACTTGTCGATGATGATGCTAGGTCCCCTGTCGGCACAAGGTTTCACACCATGCGACTTGTCAAAGTAATGGTGGTTGGTCGAGAGAAGACAGCTAGTGTGAAATGGAATAGAGAAAGAGAGGTTCTTGAAAACAAGAGTGACGCTAACGCAAACTCATCCTTTAAGGGCCCATCACGATCTGGACTACCAGTTCAGAAAACATACTATAAGGTCATGGTGATAGATTTAAATGCTCCTATGGACATGTTCGGTTCTGTCTTCAGAGTTACACATTCTGATATAACAGCTAATTATTCATCAATCTTTGCCACGTCAGCTGGGCCACTCCTTGCCGGAGTTGGTGGAACAGCTGATGCTGCTGCTGAGGCTCTCACAAGAGCTGCTGCATCATCAATTGGAATTCCAGCAGACGAGATAAACTTCTTTCAGTCAGATACAGAGAAGTTTATGAGCTCTGAAAACAATGCCATTGTTAGGGCATTTGAATCTACAAGGGGTCGAGGGCTTCCGGGTTTTGTTAGAAGTCTTCAACTTAACTGGCTCCAGGGAACGTGGGAGACAGACTGGAACGCTAGGGCACCAAAGTATGCTGAGCTTACCGTTCAGTTCGATGTTGTTCATGATATTCCGCCTGGAATTGACTACAGCGGATACAACAGAGCGCCTAATTATAATGTTGGAGATATTATGAAGTCTGTTGCAGGTGATGTGTATGACGACGGAGGTGCAGCTTCTGAAGATACATGGAGGTCTGCTGGTACAGCTGGATTTAGATCCACTAGAGAGACTGATAATTGAAGGGGTTAAGAAATGGCAACAAGTAGATATGAATTTACACGTCGTATAAATGGTGGTCGTGCCATTGGATCCATTAAGGGATTAAGGAAGATATATTTTGGGGTTAGAAGGGGTGTCATTCCCAGTAGATCAATTACACTTAAAGAGGGCCAGAGGCTTGATCACATCGCGGGTCGAACTTATGGAGATTCAAGCCTCTGGTGGGTGATAGCAGCTGCTTCTGGAATCGGATGGGGGCTGCAGGTTCCTCCGGGCACTATACTTAAAATTCCAATTGACCTATCAAAGATATATGCACTAGTTAGATGAGGCTGAACATTGTCTAAAAAATATAGCTCTTCAACCATACACCAGTCTGCCATAAGTGAGCTGCGTAGTTTTTTTGGATTTATGTCAAACTCTGATATAATAAGTCTTGCAACTGGAATTCAAGCAGAAGTGGGAGGCTCTGCCACATCCCAGGCGCAGGCAGGGCTAGTTGGAAATCTAGGAGGACAGGGAAACACAGTAGTTCAAAGTGGGTATGCTGATGAAGCTCAGGCAGTTATGAACTTATTGCTTGATGTAACAGAGGGTGCTTATTACACATATAATTTTACTACAGAGACTGAGATAAAACAGCAATTAACTGTTATTCCTCAAGGGGGTCGTGATGAGGGATCGTATTCTGCAGGGGTGCAACAGTTTGTCCAAATGATTCATGAAGGCCCAGACACCACAGATGCTCTTTATGTTGTTGCCAGCCATTGGTCATCTGGAACCGNCGGATCTACGTGGGGTACAGTTAGCCAGGGAATAAATCGAATTGTTGCTCCTGCAAAAGAAGTCTCAGCAGGAACCTTCGAGCTTTGCTCGGAGGAAGAGGTCGGGATAAATAAATCTGCTTTTGCTAAACCTGACAAGATCTACAGCCCAAGTCTTTCTGCTTATCTTTTTAATAGTCTGAGAATCGGCCCACAGACTCGAGACACCGATGCAGTTGGAATTTTTGCTAACTCAATTCCCAATGTAGAGCTTAGCAGGTGTGTCCCGTATATTAACATGACATTTTATACAGACCTTCCAGGTAAAAATGTCCAGGCTGACAAGAACGGACAGATGGGAATCTTAAGATTTCTGGGTGCCGTTGATCACGGACCTACTGCTACAGATCTTGATAGAACAGGTTTAGCAAATGTTACACCTGATGTAGTCTTTCAGCAAGTCGATGGTGATGATCTTGCTAGTGATATCTTGTCGAGTGCAGGCATGGATACGAGTGATCAGGTTAGGGTTGGATTTGCAGGAATGGAGATGTTTACAACACCAATGACTCTTGCCAACGCTGACATGAATGCCAGCGGCTACGTAGCTTCTCACTATGGTAACAAGGAGATTCTGGATCCGCTTAGACCTCTTTTGACACTTACATCACTAACAGTTAGAATTGATGGCACAGGTCACGCTGCCCTAGCATCTAAAAAAGCTAGTGTTACCATGAAGCTTCATGATAGGTCTAGAATGTCTGATATAGCACCGATGATCTCTGCTGATAGATTTGGAAATACACACGTTATTGTTGAGTACGGCTGGAAGCATCCAGACGGCGGCTTTAATAGTAGTAATGCCTATGGAAAGTTTTTAGATAGCCTAAGGCTTAAGGACGCTTTTAATATAACTTATACTGAAATGTCCATCAATAACACAGGTGAGGTCGATATCACAATGGAGCTGGCAAATCTAGGCACTCATGCTGCAATAACAGCTCCAATCGTAGCAGGAAGATTTATACCTCTTTCAATTGCCAAGTCCTTGATAAATAGATACATTACTGGACTAATGAATATCAATGTTAGCGCTCCTGGCAACTCGATGCTAACAGAGATTAGGAATAAGTTTGAGGTTGGTGTTGGAGACGGGTCTGGAACAGCTGATATAGTTAGACGGTCAATTGTTGCAGAGATAGTTCAAAATGTTAAAACTGGAAATATTTCAGAGCTAAATCAGATTATAGAAAGACTAGTTGGAGAAAATGGTGAGGGCGGCGAGCTGGCTGAGTCAACTGAATCAGCTAAGCTAGAGATAGACAATAAGCTTTTAAGTCTCCGATACGGAGTTGGTGGGGATATTGATGTATTTCGACACGAGTATATGTTTTCTAGTCTGGCTAGATTTACGTATGGGGGCGGGGGGTTTGTATCTCACGGTAGTTCTGCACCAGTAGATCCGCAGCTCTATACCTCACTTGGAAGAGTTGTCTGTAGTTTTATAGGGTATCCAATTGCATCGTGCCTAGCTTTTGACGAGGTCCAGGTGCTGTTCTATGCTTTTAATAGCCAGGCAGGTGCTATGCGACCCTATTCTACAAGCCACTTTCCAATTCGAATAGCAGATCTTATAGACCTCATAGACAGAATTGCCTATGGCTCAGATGGCGGTCAGCTTGGGAGGATACCAACAGCTGCAGATATGATGTCTCTACTTACAGACATTGTTTCAAATCCAATGCACTTTGCATACGGCATGTCTGATCTATATGAGGCGTATAGTGAGTCTGAACAAGATTCTGAAGCGGTTGCTAGGATGTCTGAAGCGGAAAGAGAAGTGTACAATGAAAATAGGCAGGCAGAAGAGGAGTTACTGTCAAGTAGGCAGTCCCGTAAATTAAATTTAATATATGCCGCCGACGGACTCGGCGGAACAGGCGACTTTAAACTACCACAGCTTCAGTTCTATCTTGAACCAGTTCCTGCACTTACACAAGATGAAGACGGATCGACAGTTGTTGTCGAGGGATCGACAATTCTTAGAATCCACGTTTTTGACAAATCAGCCTCACCTCATACAGCTGAGCTTTTTATGCTAAAGATGGCCAATGACACAGAGGTTGCTGGAAGATATAATCAGATGGCTGCAACTGAGGAGTCAATTGCCGCTGAACTTGCAGCATCTGAAGAAGAATTAGTCAGAGTCGCCGGAGATTCAGGAATTTCTTCAGCTGTATTTCATTCTATGGTTGCACAGCATAATGATCTCTCTGATGTCTTAGAAGAATCTCAGGCAGTTGTTAATAATGAGTTTACATCATATATTAATTCAATTCCATCTTGGGCGATCAAAGAAAAGATAAAAACTACTGTCCCAAGCATGACAATGGGATCAATGTTTAATGCGATAAAGAATGCCTCTGTAAGCTCAACAACAAACGGCGCTGTCCAGAGAGAAAGACTGATTACAGCAAATCTAGACAGGCAGGATAATCAGCAACTCCAGGGCGCAGGTAATAGTGTTGATGATATATTTGTTATTCCTGCCACACTTGATGTAAAGATGTTCGGTATGCCGCTTCTTAATTATGGGCAGCAATTCTTTATTGATCTAGGAACTGGAACGACACTTGACAACATGTATGCAGCGACTGGAATTAGGCACACACTTAACTCATCTGGATTTGAGACAAGCTTTAAGTGCACCTTCTTGGGCAGCGGCACTACTAGAAATCTAAGAAACACTATCATCGGAGCTCAGCCAATCTTAGTAGAAACTGAAGAAGAAAGTGAACAGTAGCAAGCTCTGTGTTATTATGATATGTGAATATTGTAATTTCAAAAGATACCCTAGGATCTGATCATCATTTAGTGTGTGATCGTGATCACTCATCTTTTAAATGGTCAGATAGAATACCTAGAGATGCCTGGGTTTATTCTGATAGCAGTTATCTTAGAGATCTTGGAACAATCCTTAGAGCAAAGAGAGATTCTGTTTGCGATATTTTTGATGAATCTCACATAAGGATGTGGAGCACCCTAAGAGACCCGGGTATTTCTGGTGTCCCGGCTTACAACTCTCTTCCCGCAGATGTTTTTAAGGAGAGGCTTTCATTGCTCCTAGATCAGCTCTGGTTGTTCTTAGACACCAATGTAGGTAATTACTACATGAATGAGTTTCTAGTGGGAAGAGACCTGCTTATGGGTCTGAGAAGGCCTAAAATCGACCAGTCGTCTTACATCTCTGAGTCTAGACTGGCTTCTTCTGGCTCTATGGACAATCTTGAGAGGTTTCAACCAGATAGCATGGGCTATTCAAAAAAGACAGTCTATAGCCAGATCGGCTCTGTTACAGGAAGGCTGACGGCATCTGGGCCAAACATACTGACTCTTAAAAAATCCCACAGAAAGATTTTTACTTCCAGGTTTCCCAAAGGAAAAGTCTTACAGATTGATTTGGTCTCACTTGAGCCCCGAGTCGCTCTTTTAATTTTAAATAAGAACCCACCTAGTGACATCTACGATCATGTTAGTGATCGAATATTTAAAAGAAAAATTGACAGAGACACAATAAAAATAATTACGCTGTGCTGCTTATACGGTGCATCAGCACATAGTATTGCCTCCAAGGTAGGAGGATTACAAAAAGCCAAAGAGTGTCTTAGACAGATTGAGAGATTTTTTCAGATAGATCAGATAGATGAAAGTCTACAGTCTGAGGTTTCTCGACATGGATTTTTTAAAAATTATTACGGCAGAGAGCTTTTAGATAGCGAATCTAGAGTAAATCACTTTATCCAATCTTCGAGTGTTGATGTTGCGCTTCTTGGTTTTTCAAGGCTCATAAAGGATTGCCAGTCGCAGAAACTAAACGTCATTCCTTTGTTTGTTATTCACGATGCTCTAATTGTAGATATCGACAGCGCATCTGTTTCTAAGTTTAAAGAAGTAGTAAGTTCTGGACTAAAGGTTTCAAAGATAGGTCCTCGTTTACCGGTAAAAATTAAAAACACACATAGCTAAGATAAAAAGGAGATGTTATGAAAAGTGAATTTGAGAATGTAAAGTCAAATTGGGAAACGTTTGAAAAGCTTTGCAGAAGATTATCAGACGATAGACTTAATAAGCTATTGGATGACTTAGGAGAGAGAGTCTGTCTGTGCCCTGCAAGCACAAGAAAGGATGAAGCAGGCTGCTATCCAGGAGGATTAGTTGATAATTCTCTAAAGATAACTGCAGCTATGAGAAAGCTAAATGATTCTTTTGAGCTAGGAGTTCCAGTTAGCTCAATTATTAAGACTGGTCTTTTTCATGATATCGGTAAGATAGGTGATCTTAACACACCCATGTTCATTGAGCAAGATTCCGACTGGCATAGAGAAAAGCTTGGACAGATTTACAAGTTCAATGAGGGTCTTAAGAGGGCTTCATTTACCCACCTCTCACTCTTTATTCTTCAAAGCTTCAATGTCACTTTAACAAAAGATGAGTGGATTGCAATTCAAATATCATCAGGTCCACAATTAGAAGAAAATAAATTCTATGTGGGTCATGAGCCTTCACTTGCAATTCTCCTTCAGTCAGCAAAGAGGTTTGTAATTCATAAAGATAGTGAATAATTATCTTTATGACTAAGAAAATTAAAGAAGCTGCGGGTCCGTCTGGAGGCATCTACGGAATGACAGGAATTCCTGTGCTAGGTGCTATTGGCGGGGGCGACGGGTACAAGGATAAGATTGGTAAAAATAGGAGACCTCCCTTTCACGGCGACACAGGCTCTCCTAGCCATTCTGCTGATGCCGGTTGGTCCTCACAGGGCATGTCAAGAGTGAATAAGGGCTACGAGCAAGACGTAGATTTGTTTTATGATGTTATGTTTCCAGAGCAGGAAGAGGAAGAGAACATAGGCGATGAAGAGAATATCTATTATATGTACGATGACTCACCCTTAGTAACGAGAAAGCTACCTCAGCATTCTCTTAAGTTAAAGCCTCATTCGAAATATATTAAAAGCCCTTCGGAGCTTGCAGAGATCAAGGAATCTTACATGACAAAAAAGCAGTACAGTCTTAAGCCTATTTTTGAAGATACATCACGCATAAGATTGGATGAATTTGATTTATCTAGTGTAGCTGATATTGGGTTTCCTAATATTAGAATGCCAGATATTGATTTATCAGACATTCCGGGAATGGAGTTTTTACAAGACATCGCTGCTAAGCCGGCAGAGCTTATAGCTGATGAACTAGGTCCCCTTGCTGATCTTATTCTCCCTGCCCTAGATTCAATTACTGATATTGCAGGTGACCTACTTGCAGCTGGGACTGGTTTCATACCTATTGTTGGAGATGCTGTGGCCTTAGGCCTTGTCGCATTCAACATTCAACAGCTTCAAGGAGATTTAGCAAGAGCTGACGCAGCAATTGCTGCATTTCAGAGATCTCCATCTGATGAAGGCAGAGACCTCTTGGCTAAGATATTAAATGATATGAACACTAACGTCATTGATATCATGCAGAGAGCTCTTGAAGCTGTTCCTGACCCAGGTGTCTCTGAGGCAACATCTCTAATGCTTTCAGTAAAGCAGAACGCTCTTAGGCTTAGGTCACTATTAAGCAGGCTCGGTATGAGGCACAGTCGAGACAGGGTTGGATTTGGGCAGCGAATGAGAGAAAAAGCTCAGATAACGCTAGTCGTTAAGCCGGCCATGACATCACTCGTTGGTCTGATTTATAGCGGATATGCACCTGAGTCTCTGGTTGAGAACAAGAATGACATTCTTAGACTANCCCGGATGATGGCAGCACTGTATGATCTAATCACAGTCTGGGATGCTCACGGTGAGGTTGCTGATATCTTAGGGCTCGATCAAGAAATTGAGTCAGAAATTGAACAAGATATAGATGTTGCTGATGATATAATTTTAGATACAGCTCCGTACAGTGAGATAGAATTATCAACAACTGTAGAGTCCTCTATACGGGATTACATTAAAGAGATTATGCTCCGTGAGTATGCTCAGAGATATACAGTAAACCTACGTGGTCCAAATCCAGCAGGCTATCTTAGCTATGATCCAGAGGAACTAGGAGAACAACCTGAGGTTTTTTCTGATGATGATGTGACTAATTTTAATTTAAACGCTGTTTTATATCCTGGAGATGGCGGATATAATGCCTATAGTCCAAAACCTCTAAGTGAGTCAAACATTAAAGACTTTATAAGAGAGATGATTCTTGAGACACTTACTGATGAAGATGTAGAAGAGGATGACGAAGATCGTGCCGATGAAATCTCGTCGGGAGGTGTCCCAGGAGCAGCTATGCCAATGCAAACTGGCTCAAAAAAAAATACAAGAAATGGCTAGCAACTGCAGCTCAAGCTCAAGGCGGAGCCTTAGTTGATCCTGACTTAGCGCTCTCCTATTACGATACAGCAGCTGGATTTGCTAGGGGAGATTAGTTAAATAATTTTGAACATTGTTTTAATCCTAGTGTAGTATAAATGTGCAGATTAAATTATCTGCTATTAAATACTAAATTTTGCAAATTAGATATTGCAAACAGGAGAAAAGATGTCACTTGATTTTGACGCTATTAGAAATAAGCTTGAACGGCTTAGTGGAAATGCTAAGAACAGGTCAAGCACCTGGCGACCGACAGAGGGAGAAGAACACACAGTTCGTTTGCTTTCCTTTCCCAATAACGATGGTCAGCCCTTTAAGGAGCTTTGGTTCTATTATAACATCGGAAATAATAGGGGTCTACTCGCTCCGTACCAATTTGATGATCCGGATCCAATTCAGGAGCTGATTACCAAGCTGCGAGATGAGGGAACAAAGGAATCTTATGAGCTAGCAAAGAAGCTTTATCCAAAGATGAGGACCTATGCTCCAGTAATCGTTCGCGGTGAGGAGGATAAAGGGGTTCAGATCTGGGGATTCGGCAAGACTGTCTATCAGACCCTTTTGGGACTAATGCTTGATGAGGACTACGGTGATATTACTGATCCCACTGATGGTCGTGATGTCAAGGTTGTCTGTACAAAACAGCCTGGCAAGAAGTGGGCCATGACTGAAGTTCGCCCGCGCGGAAAGTCATCCAGTCTATCTAACAACACCAAGCAGACGCAGGAGTGGATGGGTAGTATTCCAGATGTTATGAATCTTTTTCAGATGAAGTCTTATGATGAGCTAAGCAAGATCATTAACGACTGGATCAATGAGGATGCTTTTGATGGAATTGGAACAGAGACTACAGCCACTACATCTACATCAAACACTTCTACTGCTAGTCTGGGCTCGAGCTCAGGATATCAGAGCCTAGATGCTGCCTTTGCTGACCTTGTAGATAGCTAGCCACTATTTAGAATATAGTCTATTCTTTGGGCATCCACTAAGTGGATGCCTTTTTTCTTGATAATCATTAAGTACTTGAACATCTCTAGTATTTATGATACTTTTACCTAATGGAGGAATTGTGAAAAAGAGTGAAGATTTTACATCAGATTTAATTAAATCACTTAACAAAGAGAACGGCAGCAGAGTCGCATATAACCTTTCTGAGGATGACTCTCCGACTCACGTAAATCGATGGATAAGCACGGGATCTAAACTTCTTGATTATATCTGCTCCAATAGAAGAGGCGGCGGCTTACCAGAAGGTAGAATTGTAGAAATTTTTGGACCACCCTCTATTGGAAAGTCTCATATAGCAACACAGATTGCACGAAGCACACAGAAGATGGGAGGAATTGTTGTATATATTGATACAGAAAACGCCACATCAGTTGAAAATTTACAAATGCTTGGCGTGGATGTTTCAAAGAGATTTGTCTATGTTGATACACACTGTACAGAAGAAGTTCTTTCAATCGCTGAGGCGACTATAATGAAAGCAAAAGCAATGGACAAAAATATTCCTGTGACTATAGTCTGGGATTCAGTTGCTGCTTCATCCCCAAAGGCTGAGCTTTTAGGTGATTACGATAAAGAGTCAATAGGCCTGCAGGCTCGTGCAATTTCCAAGGGAATGAGAAAGATTACCGGTGTGATTGCTAATCAAAACGTATTATTCGTTATCCTAAACCAGACTCGAATGAAAATTGGTGTTATGTTTGGTGACCCAGAGACAACACCAGGGGGAAAGGCGATTCCATTTCATGCCTCAACTAGAATTAAGCTCGGAGCTGGTCAGCAAATTAAGGAAGGTGATGATGTTATCGGAATTCATGTTTCAGCAAAGACGATTAAAAATAAAGTAGCACCACCCTTTAGAAAGATTGATTTTGAAATTCACTTTGGTGTTGGTATTAAAGAACACCAGCAAATATTTGACATACTTAGAAAGAACGGACCTGAAGTTGTCGAAGGGAAAGAGATATCAGTATCTGGAACTGGATCTTGGAAGTGCTTCAGCGTCGTTAATGTAGCTACTGGAGAGTCTATTATTGAAAAGAAGTTCCACAAGCCAAAGTTTGATGAAATTATGAAAAATAGAGAATATTCTTCGTATATTGACGATCTGATAGAAAAAGTTATGATAAAGAAGCTCAATAAGGAAGATCCAGAAATAGACATAGAGTCTTATGAAGAGGTTAAGTCTTTATCTGATCACCATCTAGATGATATTACAATTGAGTAGGCTGACATTTGAAAGAGTCAGAATCACAAGATCTTATATTTTTAGTAGATGCTCTCAATTTATTTACTCAGCATTACGTTGCTCATCCTGCTGTCGGATCTGATGGCCAACATGTAGGGGGAATTGTCGGATTTCTTTACGCAATTATTAACTTTGTAGAGAAGTATCAGCCAAAGAGAGTTATAGTTGTCTGGGAGGGCGGAGGGTCTTCAAGAAGGAGATCACTTTACAACGATTATAAACAAAAAAGAAGGGCAGCAAAGCTTAATAGATTTTATGAGGATGACCTTCCCGACACAGTTCAAAATAGAAATCATCAGCTAAGTGTCTTAGTTGAGATATTTAAGTGTCTTCCGATAGACCAGATATATGTTCCTGATTGCGAGGCAGATGATGTTATTGGATATTTGTGCAAGTATACATTCAAAAATGATAGAAAGCTAATCATGTCATCTGATCGAGATTATTATCAGCTATTAGATAACAAGACAATTATCTATTCTCCAACGTGGAAGAAGCTCGTGACAAAGAAAGAGGTTAAAGAAAAGTTTAAAATATCCCCTGCAAACTTTTGCTTAGCAAAGTCTATTGTAGGAGATGCTTCTGACAATATTAAGGGTGTTCGAGGGGCTGGGTTTAAGACACTTGCCAATAGATTCCCGCAGCTTAAGAGTGACGATGACGTTACAATACAAGAGATCATTCAAGTTTCGAAGACTTGTATTGCTGAAGGAAGTAAGCTAAAGATCTATGAGAGACTATCAGCTTCAGAAAATCTTGTAAGAAGAAACTGGAAGCTTATTTATCTTGATAGTAGAAACTTATCACCGTTCCAGATTGATAAGATTAATAATTCTATTGATACTTTTAGCCCTGTTAGAAATAAAATGAATGTGTTAAGGATTCTTTTAAAAGAGGGAATCCAGACTTTTAATGTAGATCGTCTTTTTCTTTCTACACGCTACATTTAAAAATAAAGGAATTATTTAATGGATCCATACTTTAAGAGATACGGCAAATCATTTCAAGAAAAGATTTTTCAATCTTTCTTGACAGATAACAATTGGGCTACTCAGATGACTGATGTGATGACACCTGAATATTTTGATTTAAAGTATCTTACTTACCTAACACAGAAGTATTTCTCTTATTTTGAAAAGTATAAGTGCTTTCCAACGCTATCAATACTTGTCACAATTATCAGGGATGAGCTAAAGGAAGGAACTGATGCAATTCTTCGTGATCAAATAGTTGAATTCCTTCACAGGGTAAGAATGAATCCGGATGCAGGAGATTTAAAATATGTTAAAGAAAAATCTCTTGATTTTTGCAGGAAGCAAGCACTAAAAGAAGCCCTAGAGCAGTCTGTTGAACTAATTGAATCTGAAAAATATGAATCTGTTGTTGATCTAATGAAGCACGCAATTTCAGTTGGAACACCTTCGACTATGGGTCATGATTTTTTTGAGGACACAGAGGCAAGATTTGCTAAGATTAACAGGGTTACATGTCCAACAGGAATCCCACAAATTGACAAAAAAGATATATTAAATGGTGGGCTAGGTCGCGGAGAGATTGGTGTGATCACAGCACCAACAGGTGTTGGAAAGTCTCACTTTCTTGTTCATGTTGGTGCGTCAGCACTAAAGGTTGGAAAAAATGTTATTCATTACACATTTGAATTGACGGAGACAGCGGTTGGAATTCGATATGATAGTAATTTATGCAATATTCCAAGTAATGAAGTAAGGGATAGAAAGAAAGAGGTGCTTTCTAAATATGACAATATGGGTCTAGGAAGACTGATAATCAAGGAGTATCCGACAGGATCAGCGACAGTCAATACAATTAGAGCTCATCTTGAAAAGCTTTCTCTTAAATCTTTTATTCCAAGTCTGATAATTATTGATTATGCAGACATTATGAGATCATCTAGAAAATATGACTCTCTTAGACATGAGCTTAAATTGATATATGAAGAACTTAGAAACTTGGCGATGGAAATGAAAATTCCCATCTGGACAGCCAGCCAGGCCAACAGAGATGCCTCTAATGCTTCAGTAGTTGGATTGGAAAATATGTCTGAAGCATACGGAAAAGCAATGGTTGCAGATGTTGTTGTTTCAATATCAAGAAAGCCCATGGAAAAGTCTAGTGGCATAGGTAGATTGTTCATAGCGAAAAATAGAGCTGGTCGTGATGGAATTCTTTTTCCAATTATGATGGATACTTCTACTAGCTGTATTAATATAATTGAGAATGCTGATGAGCTTTCTCTAAGTGAAGTTGTGAAATCTGACAAGGATCTCATGAAAAATTTATTAAAGTCTAAGTGGAATGAATTACAAAGTGGTGATTAACTTATCACAAATATTTGTTTAAAAAGAGAATGGGAGGCGATTTTTAGTGACTAGTTTTAATGATGCTATTGAGAGTAGCAAAGATTATTTTGATGGGGATGAGCTCTCAGCAAATGTTTTTGTTACAAAGTATGCCCTCTCAACAAAAGAAGGTGAGATATTAGAAAAAACTCCAGATGATATGCACACAAGAATGGCACGAGAGTTTTCTAGAATTGAAAAGAAATATCCGAATCCGCTGACTGAAGATGAGATTTATAATTTATTTAAAGATTTTAAATACGTTATTCCACAAGGATCACCAATGGCTGGCATTGGAAATAACCACAGGATTCAGTCTCTTTCTAACTGTTTTGTAATTGAATCTCCTCACGATTCTTATGGAGGAATATGCAAGACAGATCAAGAATTAGTCCAGATTGCAAAGAGGCGTGGAGGGGTAGGATTTGATATTTCCACCATTAGGCCAAAGGGTCTTCCTACTGGAAATGCTGCAAGAACTACAGACGGCATAGAAGTCTTTATGGACAGGTTCTCTAACTCATGTCGTGAAGTTGCTCAGGGTGGCCGCCGTGGAGCATTGATGCTAACGATATCAGTCCATCATCCCCAGATTCGTGATTTTACAAAGATTAAAAGAGACTTAACAAGGATAACCGGGGCAAATATCAGCGTTCGACTTTCTGACGAGTTTTTAAATGCTGTTAAAGAAAAGGCAGATTATGAAGTTAGATTTCCTGTAAATTCGGATAGTCCTGAGATATCTGAAATGATCTCTGCTGAATCTGTTTGGGATGAGATTATTGAATCTGCCCATGCTTCTGCTGAGCCAGGACTTCTTTTTTGGGATGTTGCCAAAAGTATGACACCTTCTGATGTGTATGAAGAAGAAGGTTTTGGATCACAATCAACAAACCCATGTGGTGAAATTATATTATCTCCATACGATAGCTGCCGCTTGATGGTGGTTAATCTATTATCATTTGTTAACCGTCCATTCAGCAAAGATGCAGAGTTTGACTATAAGTTTATGGGAGAAGTTGTTCAAAAAGCACAGAGGCTAATGGATGATATGATTGATCTAGAGATCGAGCAAGTTGATAAGATCATTTCTAAGATCAAAAGAGACCCAGAGCCCCAAGCAGTAAAGCAAATTGAGCTAGATCTTTGGAAAAACATAAAGATGCAAGCAATACTAGGAAGAAGAACTGGACTCGGCGTGACAGCTGTAGGAGATGCTCTTGCAGCTCTTGGTTTAAGATATGGCTCTGATAAGTCCATCGAGACTGTTGAAAATTTCTATAGGAATCTTACAATAAACGCATATCGATCATCTTGTATTATGGCAAAAGAGAGAGGGGCTTTTGAGGTTCACGATCATGACAAGGAAAGGGGGCATCCATTTTTAGAGAGAATCTGGGAGGCTTCACCTGACGTCTATGAGATGAGTAAAAAATATGGACGAAGAAATATTGCTCTAACAACAACTGCTCCAGCTGGATCTGTATCGACACTTACACAGACGACCAGCGGGATCGAGCCTGCATATCTCCTTAAATACACTAGGAGAAAGAAGCTTACTGAGAATGACCTCGATGGAAGAGTCGATTTTATCGATGATTCAGGTGACCGATGGCAAGAATATGTTGTTTATCATCANGGGTTTAAAAAATGGATGGAAGCATCTGGTCTGTCTGATACCGAAAAGTCTCCCTACCGAAGCTCAACATCAAATGATATTGACTGGGTAAGCAAGGTAAAGGTCCAGGCTGCAGCACAAAAGTGGATCTGTCATGCAATTTCAAATACCACAAATGTACCATCTGATACAGATGTAGAGACTATTAAGAAGATCTATATGACTGGATGGAAGTCTGGATGCAAGGGTGTTACTGTCTATAGAGATGGCTGTCGAAGCGGTGTCCTAGTAAGTACAACAAAAGAAGATAAATTTAAAACCTATGAGGCACCAGAGAGACCCGACGAGCTTACATGCCATATTCATCATGCAACTATTAAGGGTGAAGCATGGACAGTAATGGTAGGCCTCTTAGATGGTCGACCGTATGAGGTCATGGGCGGGCTACAGAAATACATAGAGATACCTCGTAAATATAAGAAGGGCATTATCATTAAGCATGCCTATAAATCCAAAAATTCGAGATACGATCTCCAGATCGGAAAAAATGGAGACGGGTTTCTTATAAAAGACATTGTTTCAGTTTTTGATAATCCTAACCATGCTGGATATACTAGGACTATCTCTCTTGCATTACGTCAAGGAGCGCCGATTCAGTATGTTGTAGAGCAGCTTTTAAAAGATCGAGAGATGGACATGTTTTCTTTTTCAAAGGTCATAGCTAGAGTCCTTAAGACATATATTGAGGATGGAACAGTTCCAGGAAAATCTGAATGTGAAAACTGTGGTGCAGAAGACTCTCTAAGATATCAAGAAGGTTGCGTAGGATGCGCATCGTGCGGATACGCCAAGTGTGGATAAGGAATTAAGGTAAAAAAATGAAATGGACAAGCAGTGTTTCTCCTTTAATAAAAGAGGTTGAACTAAGAAAAAGCCCAGTAATAATAAGGGTCAATAAATTTGACGAAGATTCAGCAAAAAAGTTTTCCGAGCAGATGGCCTTGTCACACAATACAGGGCAGAAGGTAATTCCTGTTGTAATTGATTCGTATGGCGGACAGGTTTATTCACTGATGTCAATGATTAGTGAGATTAAACATGCTGAACTACCAGTTGCCACTATTGTAGAGGGTAAGGCTATGTCTTGTGGTGCAATACTTTTTTCTTTTGGAACTCAGGGTTATCGATTTATGGATCCGGATGCGACTGTGATGATTCATGACGTCTCTTCTATGGATTTTGGAAAAGTAGAGGAATTAAAAGCTGGAGCTCTTGAAGCTGATAGACTAAATGAGAAAGTCTATAAAATGATGGCGCAAAACTGTGGAAAGAAAGATGATTATTTTTTAAAGATTGTTGATAAGAAAAAGCATGCTGACTGGTTTCTAGACGCTCCGGAGTCAAAAAAGCATGGTCTGGCTAATCATCTTCGAGTTCCCAAGATAAGAATTGCAGTCTCAGTTGATATAGACTTTGAGTAGGTGTTTTTTTAAATGGCGATAGACAAAGAATTCTATAATAAGAGCTCAGCAGACTCTCTTGGCTGGGACCCTAGCTGGTTTGGATGTGATTACTTTGATAGCACATTAACCTCAGCCATTAGAAAGTGGCAAAGAAAAAATGGTCTTACTGCGGATGGTCTTTGCGGACCTTCAACATATAGAAGAGTCTGGACTGAAAGAGAGTCAGAAATATCTAGCTTTAAGCCTGCTGATAGAAGGTTTGATTCTAATAGGTGGATTGTTCATAATGGAAAGTTTATTCCTATTGAGTGGAAAAAGGTAGTCCTTTGGGATGAACAAAGTGGGCTAAGCACAAAGAAGGGCAATTACTATGATTACTCAGGAGAGACAGAAAGAAAGCCTTCATTTTTTGTTAATCACTGGGATGTCTGTCTTTCCTCAGAATCTTGTGCTAGTGTCTTAAAGAGAAGAGGAGCTTCAGTCCATTTTTGTATTGATAACGATGGAACAATTTATCAGCTTCTAGACACACAGCATGGTGCTTGGCATGCCGGAGGTCAAAAGTGGAATCAAAAATCTATTGGTGTGGAGATATCAAATGCGTATTATACAAAGTATCAGAACTGGTATGAAAAAAATGGCCTGGGATCTAGACCAGTTCTGGAGGATTCATGGGCCCATGGGCGCAAGCTTGATCCTCATCTCGGATTTTATCCAATACAGATTGAGGCAGCACGAGCACTATGGAAAGCAGTCCACATCAGATTTGGAATCCCGTTAGAATGTCCGCTTCGAAATAGTCAGATGACTACAACGGTTTCATCAGATGCTTCTAAAGGGAGATTTGAAGGATTTATCCACCACTATCATTTAACAAAGAGAAAAATTGATTGTGCTGGCTTCGACTTAGAATCAAATCTTCAAATCGTTAGACAGTCACCTATGTATTGTTTAGATAGATGAGGTATTTAAATGGAACTCATATCTACTCATGTGTGCAAGGGTCAGAATATTGGAATTCACGGTAATCTATTCGGCGGTGTAATGCTGTCTTGGCTCGATGAGGCGGGGGCAGTTTTCGCCGCTCAGGTCTGTGGCACACCTAGAATGGTCACAAAGTCCATCTCTGAAGTTGTATTTGAAAAGCCAGTTAGNCCAGGTCAGATAATAAAGATATACGGTGACGTCGTTAAGATTGGTGNAACTTCAATTACAGTCAGGCTNGAGGCTCGCCGCCACAGCGTCTACAATGGATCACAAAAGAGAGTTTGCTCTATAGATACAGTCTTTGTTCGAATTGANGGCGATGGAGAATCAGTTCCAATTAGAACAGTCATGNGCAAGTATGTTGATAAAAGACCTGANCCCTTGCGAAAAAAATTCTCTAACACAGCAGAGTAATCTATGGGTGAGCTAATTGACATCACCCAGATTCTTAAAGACAAAGAGATAGAAAAGTCCCGAGAGGCTAGTGAGAAGGATCATGATGACAAGTTAAGTCAGAATGGCTTGATCTGCTTTGACAGGTTTAACGAGTTTCTAGATGGTAGAAAGGCTAATACTGTTGGTGAAAGATATAAGTTCATATCAGATGAGTTTATGGATCAGTATAGGGGAGGAATTTTTGAATTAAACACTCCTCTATCTGCAATGGCAGGTGAGCTAACATCAATCTATACAGACAATAAAGCTAAAAAGATTATAATAGATGCCATCAAGCCTAATCTTACAGAGATCATCGATGCACTTCAGGAAGACGTTCTTGATCTTTCTCTCCTAATATACGAAATAGAGTCGATGAATCCCGTTCCTAGCATAATACTTGACAAGGCAGAGAATCTATATCAGATACAAAAAGATGTCATCGAGCTATATGAGATAATTGCCATCAGCGCAGGGTGTAAAATTAGAAGCTAGATGTTATTGTTTCTTATCGGAGGAAAGATGTGGAAGCCCCCTAAGTCACCCTATAATCTAATTCAAGAACAGCTCTGGGAAGACCCGTGGAAGATTTTTGTTGCATGCATCTTTTGTAACCTGACTAGAAGAGTAGACGCTGAGCCCTATATCTGGAAGTTTTTTGAAAGATACCCAAATCCAGAATCAGCTGCAAGTGAAAATCCATCTGAAATACAAAAGATGATATCAAGTCTAGGATTGTCTGAGAGACGATCTAAGACACTTGTTAGAATGTCTGATGATTACCTCAACAAGGACTGGAAAGATGATCCCAAGTCTCTCTACGGGATTGGAAAGTATGCTTCTGATGCATATCAGATATTCTGTGCTGGAAACTGGAAAAGCGTGACCCCGAAAGATCACGCCTTAAATGATTATCACGATTTTTTAAAGAGCCAAGCAGCTGCTTAGTTAGACTGCTCTTTTTTAAACACCTGAATCCCGCCGACCCGACACACAGGGTCAAGCTCTTCTCCAAGAATTATATCCATGTTCATTCCTGTATCAGAGCGGGTGAAGACAAATGAGGTATCACCGTCTCTTCTGCTGCAGTTAATAAAATATAACCACTCATCTGTCGCAGGAAACGTTTGTGACCTGATATTCGCAGAGCACCGGGAAGCTGCAACCAGCCGATAGCACAGCTTTCTCTCCACATAGTTTCTAACTACAGTCGCTCTTTGAGAAATTTCTTGAGCAGCTAGATTCTGACCGTCTGAAGTCTCAATTCTACCAGACGATATGGAGATATTTTCAACATTAGTAGCCGGAGTGCTGGCTAGGATTGATAAAGATAGCATAATAGAAAACAAATTAACCTCCTTGTTTAATACAATTGTATCACAAGGGTTGCGTGTTTACATGATTCTAGGGATGGGTGAAAAGCTATTCTTCTTCTACTGATTCATCATCTAGCATAGTTTCTAGATCTCGTCTCATCTCGCTCGCCCACACATCCATCCCGAGCTCCTGCTCGACTCTTTCTCTCTCTTCTGGGGTCTGTCTTGCTAGAGTTAGATCACTCGAGACTTCATCTTCAATTCCATAATCGTCTTCAAGGTAGGTGAAGGGTCTATATCTTCCAAGAGCAACTCTGTATCTATTTTTAAGATCCCATTTTCGACCGTCTGGGAGATCCAGCAGATCTTCGGGAATAAGCTGATGGCTTCCAGCTAGAAGATTAATTACACCCGGGTANCCCTCGTCTCCAGCTTCTGGGTCTGTATCACGAGACTGAAGCCATTCGTAGCCAGAAATGGCATCTACATACCCTAGGACATTCGTCTCAGCCTTATCTAGATCTCTCATTACAAAGTTAGGGTTTAACCTCATTACTCTAAAGAATAGAGATGCCGGTGAGCCAGGAGTTAGTTCTTCTCTTTCTACAGGCTCAAAGACAAGATTGTTGTTTTGAAATACAGGGAGCCCTCTTCTGTTTAGAGTGGGAACTAGGACTCGTATCCGCATTTCCGTGTAATCCTCAGGAATATCAACCTGAACAGGTACCTCACCCATTTCGCTTCTTACTCTTTTTGATATGTCAAAAATAAGGCTGTCTAGGTCGGGAAGGCTTTCTCTCGCGCCTGCTTGCTGCTCATTAATTGCTCTTTTGATTTCACTTAGTATCATCTTACGAAGTGCTTTTCTGTTGAGTTTCATTAAAATCTCCAATAATCTTAATTAATTATCCGTTCTGATTTGAAAATATAATAAGTTATTCCAAGATAGAGGTCTATAGCCTTTAACTTCTTTTCATTAAGAATATAAAATAGTCTAGTCTTTGGTGAGCTATGACAGCAATTGCAGTATATGGACCCTCTGGGTCTAATGGAGAATTACAGTTCGTTAACAGCTCAGGTCGTCTTGATGCAGCACAGGCATTTTGGGACTCAACAGCTGGGAAGCTTTTTATATCTGGTAATCTTGAGGTTCTTGGGACTGAGACTGTAGTTGATACACAGCATCTAAACGTTGAAGACGGTATAATCGGTCTTGGAACTGGATCAGCTGGAGAGGGAGATGCAGGTGATAGGGGCTTTATCTTTCTAGTCTCAGGAGAGACAAACCCGTCATTTTACTGGGATGATTCAGCAGACGAGTTTAGGGCTGCAAGAGTCACAACGACACCTGGAAATACTACCTTCGAAGATCCGACAGGTGTCGGTGCAGGAGGATACCAGAATTTAAAGATTAAGACTCTGAATGCAGTCTCTGGAGCCATGCTCGATTCAGATCAGAGGTCTTTAGCTGCGATAGGTACAGATGTATTTGCCTATATATCTGGTTCTGATGTGAAGAGAGCAGTCTTCGGTGGTGATGTCGTAGTTAGTGGAACTCTGTTCGGAGGCTCTCCTCTTAAGCTCGGCGGAGAGGTGGAATTTATTACATCAGACGGCGGAACCACTGACCTAAAGAATCCATCTGGAAGCGTTAAGGTGTTTGCAAGAGATGAGGTAAAGATTGGATCAGATGACGGATTGATTAGATTTATTGACCTTGGTGGTTCAACTGCTGGCAAGATATTTGTAACAGGATCTAGCACAAATGCTGATAGAAGGTTTAAGTTTTTATCAAAAGGTCAGATTCACTTTCACGGAAAAGATCCAAATGCTGACTCTCCTGGTACAGATGTTTTTGTCTTTGTCTCTGGTGCTATTGCCCCTACTAATGTTACAATCCCTAGAGGTATAGCTCTATTTGGAGGAGATGTAGTATCCTCTGGGTCTGTCAGTGTAATCTCTGGAATCTCTGGATCTCTTACACATTTATATGACGGCTCTTCTTATTTAATATCAGATACAGACATAACAATAACTACAGCTTCCAACGGATCAGTTAGTGTCAAGTCAAACGCTCAAGATCAAAGAAAGAAATTTGTCTATGAGCTTACTGGTACTCACGCCTCTGGAAACAGCCTTATCATACCGTCACTTGATCTCTCTAGTGTGTCTCATAATCCAAACAGGGTAGACGTCTTTGTTAATGGTCAGCTCATGACATCGGGCAGTACAAGAGACTACACAGTTCCTAAGGATAGTTCAGTTTTATTTTATTTTGACTTAATCCCAGATGACATCGTGACCATTAGAACGTACTAGGGTTCCTCTAAAAAGACCTCGTTTACTAATAAACTATAGTGATGTTATCCAGATGATCGATACTTATGATTGAAGTAAACGCTATTTATGGGACTAGTGCATATGAAAGAATACCACACGCCTGATTTATCACTTGCTGCTTTTTTGCTGATGAAGGGTATTAAGCTCATATCAGCTGAAAAAACTTTGAGTGGAAAATTTAATTTTTCATTCAATGACAGTGATGATAGATGTAAGAACCTGGCTGTAGAGTTTCTTAATTCTGAGTTTTCTAATTACGATAATCATGTAAGAAACCTGAAGAAGATCATATATAGTAGGTGAGAGATTTTTCTCTCAGTTAAATTTGTTTCTTTGTTACATTAGATTGACTTGACTTAAAGACAGTGTTAAAGATCTTTTTGTTAGATTGCTCGTTAGGCAATTCGTTTTGTTTTGCTTAGCAAATGCCAAAAATCTATATAAAATAAAGGAAAAATATTATGGCTATTAAAACAAAAATTAGGGTAAGCCAGGTATCTGGCTCAATGCCCACAGATTCTGAATCTGCTGCAGCTAGCTCAGCTATTGCTGCGTCAGATCTAGGTGACATACTAGATCACATGGCGTCA